GAGCAGCCGCTTGTGCAGCACCTACACCACCTCTACCTTCAGCGCCTTGTGCCAACCTAGCGCGTAAAGCTTGTAGTTGTTGTTGACCTGCTGCTGTTAGTTGACCTTCTTGTGCTTGTTGCGTTAATTGCTGACCACGTTCTTGATACGGACGAGCTAATGCTTCTGTCTCACGACGAGCTTCGCGACCTTGTTCTCCTGCTCTTCTAGCAGCCATCACTCCTTGAATTGTTCCTAATCCAGCTAAACCTAAACGGGCAAGAGCTTCTTTAGATAAGCCTGTAGCAGCAGAAGCACGATCCATAATGCCGGGGCCAGCGGCATCTTCTATGCCAGCTTCTCTTGCTACTTTTGCAACCGTTGCCCTATCTTTTATTTGCTGACCTTTTCTAAGTTGATTAATGTCAAGCTCAGTTGCGGCAGCAATGTTTGCGTTACGTACAGCAGAAGCTCCGTCTGCTTCTATTGGAAAATTCTGCCCCACATATTTTGTTGGGCTTATTGCATAACCACTACCAACTCTTGATTCATCAATTTCATAAGGCGTTGATGGGGAGGCAGCACTTTGCATAGCATAGTATTCTGTTGGGTCTATTCTTGATGGCGTTAATGTTGGAGCCTGATAAGCATCGGGTGTATAAGTTCCACCATATTCTCCGTAAAACGGGCTTTGCCTAGCTTGTAAATCAAAATTTACCGCTTCATACAAATCGCCTCCCTGTCGAGGCTGTTTATAATTTGGAATTGATTGATCGTAGTCAGCACCAAAACCAGTGCCGTAATCAGTAATGCTGAAATATTCAGGCAATCCAGTAACAGGATTGCGTTCTTCTGCGCCACCCATCTTTTTTAGCATCTCAGCTTCTTTAGCATTTATATGCGCTAGGATAGTGTCACCGCGTCTTCCTTGTGATTGTAAAAATTGCGCTATAGCTGGTATATCTATGTCAGCCATAATGTCGGTTCTTAACAGTCGAGCAATTTGTTTTGCCATTTTAGCCACCTAATTCGTCTTTAAGTCTCAAGGATTCTACGTTCCAAACATTCCTGCGTTTGCCTAATCCACCACCAAATAAAGCCTCACCCGGATCACCTACACTTAACGCTTGCGTTAAAGCTTGCATACTTGCCGCTTCTCTTTCATTTGGCGTTCTTTGAGTTCTTTGGCCTTGAGTTATTCCAGATACTCCGCCACCTAATAAACCTAACAATACTGGTCTATTTATTACTCTTTGTAATTCAGGTTCTTCTTGTTGCCTTGTTTGATCTTGTTCTTCGGTTATTAGTCTTTGTGGTTCAGAAATTTCTTCTTCTTCTCTTTGAGCCACAACCTCAATTGGAGGAAGTTTTTTTAATCCTTCTTGAGCCTCTCTACCAGTTCTTACCCTGTTAATAAGATTTAGTCCATCAAGGTCTTGAGGATCACGTTGACCAACAACTTCAATTGATGGTAATTTTTTTTCTTCTGGAAATAATGATCCAGTAATTTCGTCTTGTGTTTTATATCCAAGAGCTTGTACTTGGTCTAATGGCAATCCAGAAATTTCTTCTGCAATTACTTTTTTTGCATTTGCTCTTTGTTCTTCTGTTGCGTATCCACCTAAAGCAGATGCAATGGCATCAAAATCACTTTTACCTGCAATTTTTGCTTGTATAAATTCACCTACTGCATTTGATAATGCAGGGTCTTTATATTTTCCTTGAATATTTGTTGCAATGGCTCCAGCAACCGCACCAGCAGCCATGTTTTTAGCAATGTCTTGTTCTGTTACTGTGGCATAAACGCCTTGTCTAGCCGCATTAAAAATTGCACTTTGAAGTTCTGGACTGTTTATTGCAGCAACGGCTTCGTTAAACTCTTTGACACCAGAAATATTTGATCCACTTCCTATTTGCGCGGCAGCTAAAGTTCCAACAATATTTCTAACTATGTCAGAAGTGTTTGCTCCTTGAGTAACACCTACTGCGGCACTAACAGCAAGTTGTTGTGGAAGAGTTAATCCACCGCTAATAATTCCTGCTCCAATATTTGCAACTACCGGAGTAGCTTTATCTAAAAATCCTAAAAAGCCACCGCGAGCATCTTCTTTAGCATTCCTTAATGCAGCGTCATAAAGAAATTTTTGACGATCAGCTACTTGTTTACCAAAAATAGAATCAAATTCACTTGGGCTAATGTAATTTTTGACTTTATCGTATAAAGTTTTAACGGCTGCATCAGCCGTTTGTTTTGCTAACTCTTTACCTTTTGGCGTATAGTTTGCTGATTGATAATAAACAGAATCATAATAAGATTCTGCTTGTTTTCTAATTTCAGCAATAGCATCTTCTTTAGTATAAGAAGCAACAGCTTGTTGCGTTTGTTCTTCTGTTAATTTTCTATTTGTTACTGGGTCTGTAGAACCACCGGGGTGAGCTAATATCCTATTAGCTTTTACTGCATCAGAAATTCCTCTATTAAAGTAATCGCTTTTTACAACAATATCTCCAATAGCATTAGCTAAAGTTTGGTAATTAGCTTGATCCCAAGAACTGATACCATAATCAGCAGGACTAGCTCTATCTGCTTTTAATTTGCTTCTTGCTTGATTAGCTGTATATGGCATTTTGTATCTTAAATAAATTTACTAAAAATTTATGAAATCCCTAAAGCCGCAACTATTTGCGTATGAATGTAATAGTGATTAGCTATCCAATCATAAAAACCTTCTTCTTTATTCCAATCAACATCTAATAAATTAAAAGGATTATTTAAATTTAAATAACCAGCAAACGATTGATGCTCTACTTGATGCGCCATTAGCCAATCATCTAAATTGTCAGTATTAGCTTCCATCAACGGATACGCAGGAACAGTCTTTCCTTCATCCATCAGAATCTCACGGAACAACTTATGTTGCATACCGTTTTCAAATAAGAATTCTTGCAATGAATCAACATCGCCAAACTTAACGATGCTTAATCCATCCATATTCATTTGTCAGCCTTACTTTCAAGACGATCAAATATCTTGCCTAACATTCCTTTTATTTCAGAAATGTCATCTCTGTAATCTTCTCTGCTAACGTATAAATGCGGCATATCACGCACATCGGAATCAAGACGTTCAAGCGTTCTACTAATGCTGTTTAATGTCCAGCCACCAAAGAATGATGCAAGACCAACAACAATATTAAAAAACATTTGGCCTTCCATTTTTACACCGCCGCAAAAATATAATAATTAGAACCGTCTGATTGCAACGTAACACTTTTGTATATTGTTGCTAATGAATACGTTAAGTTGCCATCAATTGTTTGTGAAGACGTTGTGCTAACTGTTACAGCATTAGCAGAATTATCAATCTTCTTAATTTGATATTGTTGACCTACAACTGTATTTGCTGAAGGTAAAACAACGTTAAACGGCGCAACTGGATGATTAACTAATATGGTCGCATTATTGTTAGTAACGGAATATTGTGTATTTGTCCAAGTAATAACATTGCCTGTGCTATTACTCCACGACAAAACAACACTGGTAGCGTTAGACCAAGAAATATTATCGCCAACAGTAATCGTCACAACATTAGAAACTACGTTTCCTGTACCACCACCACCACCACCAGAAATAGCTACGTTAGAAGCGCCTGTAATACGCCCCTGCGCGTCTATGGTAATAGCTGCTACCTGAGTAGCACTACCGTAATTTCCTGCTGTTACAGTTGTATTTGCAAGGTTGACCGTGACATTAGATGATAATGCACCACCACCAGACAAGCCTGTGCCAGCAATGACATTAACCGTATTTGGAACAGCACCAGATACATTAGCTACTGCAATGTTAATAGCTGCATTAGCAGCAGCCGTTAATCGTCCTTGAGCATCAACGGTAAACGTACCAACTTGACTAGCAGAACCATAGTCAGCAGCCGTAACCGCTGTGTTAGCAAGCGAGATAGTGCCATTAGAAGTAATTGGGCCACCAGTAAGACCTACTCCTGTAGCCACATTTGTAACCGTACCAACACCACCAGAAGCAATAGTTACGTTTGCAACACTAGTAATACGACCTTGTGCATCGACTGTAATTTGTGGAACTACGGTTGATGTTCCGTACACACCTGCTGAAACGGCTGTGTTAGCAAGGCTAACTGTTCCAGAGGTTGTTATTGGGCCTCCGGTTAAACCAGTTCCGGTATCTACTTGGGTAACTGTGCCAGAGCCGTTACCACCACCGCCTCCTAAAGTTACAACCGTCTTTAACATGATTGTTCCTTATAAACCGTCGCCCGGACTCACATAAATTACAGATGATCCACTAGCCGTTAAACCAGTAAAGTAAGCATTTGGCACAAAGCTTAAAATTTCGTCTGTACCCGCTAACAAAGGCAAAGATGTAGCAACATTGCCAGCATTAGCAGCGGCAGTGGCAGCATCCGTACCGTAACCAAGAAATACAATGTTTGTTCCAGCATTGATAATTCGATATTGATTACCGCCTAACGTTGTAGATGTTGCCTGTACAGCCGCAGGAGCAGATGTATTTGCTGTAAATGTTACAGTATTACCAAGTTTTGTAAACGCTTGGATACCCATTATTCCCCCTGAATTTCAATCCACGAAGTAGTGGCTTCATCCCACGAATACATCGCGCCATCGGTAGGCATCGCAACTGGAGCTTGCCATTGTGCATTAGCGTCTAGCGTCCAGCTTGCATATGGTTTAGGTGGCACAAACGCATCTATGTCAGACTGATACGTATAACCAATGCCAGCATAGTTCTTACGAATGTTGCCGTTATAACTAGTCTGCTTCCATGTGCCACCGAATAAACGCTCACAAAAAGCAGCACCGATATATTCTTTCTCTACACCGTTAGCATCTGCCGTATCTTTATTATCGATAACGATAACCTGAGTAACGATATTGTTATCATCAATCTGTGCGTAGTGAGCCATCATTCTTCTCCTAAATGCAATCCTGTCAGACTCTCGTCCGAACCTATATAACCTTTGAGAAACGTATTAAACGCTATGCTAATACGTGTGTTGTCATCTTCTTTAGTCTGTACCATGTGAGTCAGATGCGATGGGAATAAAATCAAGTCACCAGCACCTACCTCAAACCACCACGATTCGCTGTTATAAGGATTATATTCAGCAGCAGGTACTTTAATGCGCTCATACCCATCCTTATAAAAATAAATCTTATCGAACTCTCTATTAGCTTGCGGATAAAACACACCAGACACTACGCTATTAGGATGAGCGTGTTTATGATGGTATTGCCCAGCCTCAGTATAGTTAGCCCAACTCTGCGTTAAGTACAAACTTACATCGAACTTCGGAGCGTGTATTGCTTTAAAGTATTCAAGCATCGAATCTTCAATAAAGTCACGCAGCTCTGTTAGTTCTTTATTCTTTAGTATCTTGCGATCTTTACTAGTCGTATTGCCTTCGTTAGCGTAATGATCCTGACCTTTGATGAAGTCTAATTCAGTCTCAGTCAGATCACGACCAAACTTAAAGAAAGCTACCGGAGTAGGGAATAAGTTATTTATATTCACGCAGTAGCCTTCTCAAATTCTTCAGCATCAGCCTTCATTTTCTTTAAATCGTCATCAAGCCATATCGTAGGAATACTATCCTCAAACTCTCGAATCTTATCCATTACCCATTGCACTTCTTCCCATGATGGACAAGGACGTGGATCATCCCAACGTGTAAACATAGTGTTGGAAATTTCCCATTTAGCATTGGGACGGAGTAATGACATTGCAACGTCAATGCCATAAAGTCGATACAATTTAGTTTCCATTTACTCTCACATTATGGTTTGCAAATTGCCCATGATATTTATTTCTAGCTTCTATTGCGACAAGTTCAGCTAATTCAATATCATCATATATCCCAAAACATTTAACTTTTTTATCGACTTTTACGTGTACAGCCCATTTATTAACAGAGGAATTCCAATAAACATTTTTCTTTCCAGATTTTGTTCCTGATTTACCCGGAACATTATGTAAATTTTGTTCTTGAGTTGCTTCTCGTAAATTTTCAATGCGATTATTAAAACCATCACCATCAATATGATCTATGTATTTTGGTAAGTATCCATGATGATATAAAAATATCATTCTATGCATAAGCTCTTTAACATTATTTACGCATAAACCAAGATACCTACCGCCAGCAGTTTTCCAACCAACAGAATCACCTATTTTTACTTTATTTGATGTAGATATTTTACGAACAAAAGTACCATCATCTTTATATTCAAATAACTCTTTTAGACGTTCTTGCGTAATCCCGTCTTTTGTTCGATAGAGTTTAGTTTCCATAGTCATTATTGGTTGATTTTAATAATTACGATGCCGGAGCCGCCAGCGCCACCGGGGCCGGGTGTACCAGCACCATAACCTCCACCGCCACCACCACCTGTGTTTGCAGTACCTGCTGTAGCATTTACTACTGGCCCATCTGACCCACCTGCGCCGCCTCCACCTGCGCCCCCACTACCACCAAGAGCGCTAGTATTTGTCCCGCCACCGCCGCCGCCAGCCCTAGTTACAGATGAGCCTGAAATAGTTGATGCAGTTCCTGCGCCGCCATTACCACCCGCAGTACCAGCAGCAGTAATATTTGTTCCAGCAGCGCTAGCTCCACCGCCACCAGCGGCATTAGTATTTCCTGATGTGCTTACATAACCACCGTTATTTCCTTGTGATGGACTTGTACTTGGAGTATTACCAGCACCAAAAGAACTTGTACTCCCAGCGTCTCGTCCACCACCACCACCTGAACCACCTGAACCACCAGTAGCTGCACTACCACCACCGTAACCACCGCCATTAGAAGTAATGGTACTAAATATTGAATTACTCCCAGCAACACCATTACCGTTGCTTGTTCCAGCAGCGCCACCAGCGCCGACTGTCACGGAATATTCTGTTCCAGCGGTTACTGACAAAGCAGTTCCTGTTCTATAACCACCAGCGCCAGCTCCACCGCCATTAGAACCCCCGCCACCACCACCAGCCACGACTAAATAATCCACACTAGTCACACCAGTAGGGCATACCCATGTAGTCGATGATTTAAACGTAAAGACTGTTTGTGATGCTACTTGATAGCTTAGGATGACTATGCCAGAGCCACCAGCACCTGCACTTGCAGTAGTATTTCTTCCGCCTCCACCGCCACCACCTAAATTTGTTGTACCAGACGTTCCATCTGAAGCACCAGCTTTACCACCTGTACCGCCACCACCAGCACCTCCAGCTCCAACAGTTCCTGTGCTAAATGCAGCACCGCCGCCACCTCCAGCGTAGGTAACGCTTGATCCGCTAATAGTAGATGCTGTTCCATCTCCACCATTTCCACCGTTAGCTGTGCCTGAACTAGGGCCAGTTCCGTTAGCACCAACAGCAGACGCACCGCCGCCTCCTCCACCTGATGCAGCAGTACCAGCATTTATTCCGCCTGTGCCTCCGGTATTGCCTTGAGATGGAGATGTGTTAGGAGTATTACCTGCGCCTCCTGTACCAACGCTTGCAGCGGCACCATCTGGTGCGCCACCACCGCCTGAACCACCAGCAAGTCCATTCATTAAACTTGATGCAGGGAATACAGAACGACCACCACCTCCACCACCAGCAGAAGTAATTGAACTAAATACTGAATTACTTCCGTTTGAACCTTGTGATGTGCTGCCACCATTACCACCTGCACCAATAGTAATCGAATAGTCAGTACCAGCAGTTACACTCAAACCTGTGCCAGTACGGAATCCACCCGCTCCTCCACCACCATTAGGGTTATCTGATGCTGACCCTCCGCCACCACCACCAGCAACGACAAGGTAGTCAACAGAGGTAACACCAGCAGGACAAGTCCACGTACCAGACGCAAGGAAACGCTGAATGACAGTGACATTGCCACCGCCACCAACAGCCAACGCTTGCATAATCTTTGAATAAGCAAACATTCTTAAATCCTTATGGTGTAAAGCCTTGAGCAATAGAGCCGTACCAATTAGTACCGTCGCTCACAAATGTCAAAATATCCATCTTGCCAGCCGTAGCTGTAATAGTAGGAGCGCCAGCCGTACCCCACTTAACGCTAGTAAACGTAGCATTACCGTTACCAGTTGATGCAGCTTGCTTTAACAGTAGGATGAATGACTTACCAGCCGTAGTAGTTGGCATCGCGAACGTACAAGTAGTCGAAGCTGTTAGAGTGGCTGTCTGAACTGTGCCGTTAGCAAGAGATAGTGTATTACTTGTTGTAACCGTTCCAATAGCAACAACTGATTCAACGTAATCAGTAACAGTTACATTAGCAACCGTTAAATTGCCAACAGAACTAGTTGTGCTTCCTAGCGTAATAGTTGCATTACCTAGTGTTGCCGTACTGTTAGCTAAAAAATTATTTGGAAAAGCGCTTGCCACACTAGAAATAGTGACATTGGGAAGCGTTAAATTGTTCAGCGTGGTAACTGTATTACCAAGTTGAACCGCCGTATTACCAATCGTAATTGGAGTGGCAAAGTTGTTATCAAGTTGAGATAACGGTATTGTAGTAGTTGCATTCGCAAAAGTATTTGGCACTGGCATTTTAGAACCTCGTTCTTAGTTCATGTTCAAATTGGAAACCATTGATAACAAAAGGTGTTGATGTGCTATTGATGGTTATACCTAAGTATTTACCCCACATTTCAGCGTCAGATTTATATAAATAATAGCCAGAACCAGCAGAAGTAGAGCCTAACCAGCCAATAATTATATTAGAACTGTTCTTCCAATCTATTTCATTTCCTGAATTGTTAGTCCAAGCAATTGTATTGTCAAAAGTAATAACTGGAGACTGCGCCGATTCTGAATCTACATAAGCATTCATTGTTGTGGGTGATGATCCTAACGTAGCCTCAATACCTATCTTTAATGCTTGCTTATCCCGAATAGGATCGCCCATAGCGTCTAATGCTGTTTCTAAAATAATATCTACTGGTACAGCGGCATCACCATAAAGCTCTACAAAATTACTACCGCTTGTGCCAAATAATTTAATTTGACCACCAGTAGCAATAGAAGATACTAACTTGATATTATTTTGATTAGAAAAAAACCATTTCTTTTCAAAAAATATTGCCTGTACATAACGATAAGTTCCAGAATCGTTATATCTTATATTGAATGCGGCACATAATATGTTATTTAACAATACCTGACCAGCCGTAACTGTTGCGGTAGAAAAATCTATGTTTGGAAACACGCCATCAAGAGGATCAGAAATCTTTGATGTTGTCGAACCAACAAGCGCATATACACCATATTCGTTCATAAACAATACAGAACGGAAGTACGGGAATATTGCATATCGTAATCTTGATCCAACAGAAGCACTAATGTTGGTATTTGTAAATAATGTAATTCCAGCATCGCTTACGCGAACATCTGAAAATACGTTAATACTATCTTCACCAAAAATGTATAGAAAGTTGTTAGCTGATAACAATTGGGTAATATTACTTCGCAGTGTTGCGTCTGTAATTGTAAATACGCCAGAAGATAAACTAACAAAATCAGAATAAGAACCTGCTGCCGAATAACTTACAGAACGTCCTTGAGCTACCCAAGACCGACCTGAAAATGTTTGAATGCCAGTAACCGGATTACTGTTAATAATAGCTTTAGCGGCTGCATTTGAACCTCCACCACCGCTGATGGTTACACTGATATTGGATGAATTCGTGTATCCAGTACCATTGTTGGTCATAATCACTTGGATTATCTGACCACCAGCCAAAATAGCTGTACCAGCAGCGTTTGTACCGCCACCACCACTAATAGTTACTACAGTATTAGAAGCGTTTGTATATCCAGTACCACCATTAGTTACTAATACAGTAACAGTTCCAGTTTTAAATGTAGAAACACCAGCAATAGCTGCTGCGTTTGTTCCTCCACCACCTGAAATAGTTACCGTGGGTGACGTTGTATAACCAGCGCCAGCTTCAGTAATGGCAATTCCAGTAACTACATTTGCCGTCAAAATAGCTTCTGCTTGAGCCTGTATGCCACCTGTCTCATTAGGAGCAGAAATAACTATAGAAGGCGTAGTCGTATATCCAGTGCCTCCATTGGTAATTCCTATGAATCCAACGGAACCAATAGATACAAGATTAGTGCCATCCCAACTATAAACACCGTTATTAGGATCACCAATTAAAACGCGCTCATCTTTAAACTGCGTTATGTTAATTCTTGAATTTGAAAAAGTACCAGCAACAGCAACATTTCCTTTTGTATTTGTCTCTACATCAACGTACTCACAACGACCATCCTCTTGAAATCCAAGTTGATAATCTTTGTTGTTAATGTTTGCTGATAGCAATGAAGTAACAACATTACCAAACGTTACCGCAGTATTCTTTTCGCCAGATAGCGTTTTAATATTTGCGTAACCAATGGGCATGGCATTCTCTAGCCATGAAAACTCACCATCTTCTAATGCAGTACGATTTGCTTTCGTGTTTATTCCACGAAATTGTTTAATTACTTTGTATGACTTTTTTTGCTCAGCCGCAGCCATAATTAAAATGCGCTGCCATAAGGATTAGGAATGCGTCGAGTCATGGTCGTAACCAAAACACTACGAACTTCTTGTACATATTGCTGTTTGTATATTTCAGACTCGCCATAACTTTGCTCTTTAAACTTTGCTTTATGTGCTGCAAAGTAAGCTACTGGCGTACTGTATGGCTCAATGAGAACATCAACTTCAGTAGAAGAAACAAGATCGGCTGGAAGTACAACCGTATCCATTTCAATGGTGTAAACCTGATCCGGAACCGGAGAAATAAAAGCTGTCTGCTGTCCGTAAACGGTAAACGCTACTGGCCTACCTATGTAGTTTTGCCAATAACGTAATTGCGCGTTGAACTGAGTCCACGGCAAATATTGCAAAGGAATTCTGCTATTTCCCCAATAAAGGTTGATATTTAAAATATCAATCGTATTTATGCTGTCAGGAAATGCTGCATACGGTAACTTTTCGCAGTTACCAGCATATTGCAAGGTAGCAGTTCCGTCGGTAAATGGCGTTGTTGGAGGATACGAATAATTTGATGCAGGGTAAGGTGGTGCTGTAGTTCCTAAAACACCAGCTACAGTTACTTTGTAAATGAAGATATTTGAAAATACGTAATCATCTAAAGCAACAGTTGCACCAGCAGTCCAAGCAACGGGGTTTGCTCCACCTGCTACCGGAGACATTGGAGTTTGTGATACTTGAATTTTTCTTAGACAGCCAGTATCCCTAACTGTTTGCTTACGGCCTTCATTGATGTAGTCCGTTAGCTCAGAGTCAGAATAGAAGTTTCCGTTGGCATCATGTAGCAGCCTACGAACTTCCGTGATGTAACCGGATAAAGTTGCCATTTAATTGCCATAATTAAGCGGCTTTTTCGACTTTTCTCCCCACCCCCCGTAAAGGGATAGGTGGGGGTACTTGGTCAATCGCCGGGGATAAGGAGCGATCCTGTACTGGCATAGATTCGGTAATGCTAAATTTTGCAAGAATTTCCAACCCGCTAGGAATGTCATTCTTTGTTTTAGCAAAAC